TGGCCACTGGGTGTGTCTGTTGCGATACAATAAGGGGCCCAAAGGGACATTTGAGTTTTTCGATCCCTACGGCAACACGCCCGACAAGCAACTCACGTGGACATCGCGTCAGAACCGCCAGAAGCTCGGTCAGGGCCGTAAATTACTCACTCCCTTATTAAACTGTGCCGTACAAGACGTTGTGTATAATCCGATCAAATACCAACAGGACGGCGGGGAAATCAACGACTGCGGACGACACTGTGTGTTTCGTATCAAGTGCTTGTTGGACAAGGGAATGGACCTCGACGCTTATTTTGAGTATATGAAACAGCTCGAAAACAAGCTTCAGTTACCCGCCGATGGCATCGTATCGACGCAGATCAACATTTGTGATAATTAAAATTTTAGATCTTTAAAGATTTAAAATTCCTAAATTTTAATTTCTATATTATAAATGAGTTATACAAAGAATGACATTTTAGATTTGGTAAGTGGCAAAGCTCTTTCAACTCAATTAAAAATATTAGAGCGACTTCTGAAAGAAGTTGGGGGCAAACCTCTCACTGAATCTGTAAAAAAGAATTTTTTAGAAGGCAAACAAGCTACAGCAAATACAATTCTGAAAAAAATAATGGACGCAGAACCGCCAAAGAAGCCCGAAGCAAAGAAGCCCGAAGCAAAGAAGCCCGAAGCAAAGAAGCCCGAAGCAAAGAAGCCAAAGAAGCCCGAGCCAAAAAATTTAGGCAAATTAGACCCTATTGCTGGTATTGCCAATTTACGGCCCGTCTTTGATTTTCTGGATAAAGACGATGCAGGAGAACTGGCTCTTGTCAATAAGGCAATGAACAAGGCCGTTTCTGCAAACAAGGAGGTCTTTAAAGATCCGTCGTATCCTGACATCCCGTATAGGGAGATTATGCTTTCTTTTGGTTATATGGGGAAGACTATTGACGATTTTGACGATTCTGACATTTTTACGAAAAAAGAACTGGCTGTAATTAAAAAGGAATTGGACTATGACGGGGTTTTTAGAATTGTGGAAGCCCAAAAACCCTATAATTTTTTGTTATTAGAAGCAGACAATAGTGGCGATGTTGTATTTCTTTATGGAGGCGACGTAGATCGTTTTTATAGAAAGTTTTATCCGCAGAACTACAGCGAACTTTATGCTATGGACGAGGACGAGGAAACGATTACGGAACGCCAAATGAAGCCACGCAAGTTGTTTGATGAAATTAAACGTAATTCTCTCTACAAAGACACCACAATCGGCTCAAGCCTTGAAAAACTAATGTCGCTCATTTACGACCCAGAAGACGTTGATTTAGACGCGGTTGATTAACAGATCTTTTTCAAGAGCGTGATCGGTATGTGAAAATAGGGCTTTTCCTTGTCATTCACACCAATACGGTAACGGCGAAACGAAGCCACTTCAATGTCCTTCCACGCCTCCTCGTCATATTCGATGTAATAAAGACCGTCTGTAAAGTTAAACAGAAAAATCTGCTTACGCGTTTTGAGGACCTTATCGACGGGCAACAACGTGGTCGGGTAACTTGCAAATTTACACGTGCGACTTTTCAGTTCGTATAAGAAGACTTTGCCTTCAAAATCAAACTTGCTGTATAGCCCCGTTGCGGGCTTAACTTCGTCGTCTTTGAAGAATTCGTTGAGTTTTGGGAGAAGCTGGATTTCCGCCAACTTGCCAAAATCATAATCACGCTTGAATGCCATTTATTATCTACAAGATAATAAATTTTTGTATTAATTTTTGTAAAAATCTTAAGACCCCTCTCACATACGCAAACGTAAGTGCATATACCCGCCATCACGTGCCTCCATTTCAATTTTAAAAAACACACGTTCAACCGTGAAGTGTTGTCCCCACGTGCGATTAACTTCATAGACCTCGTTGTCGTCGTTGGTGATGTAACCGCCTTCGGGGCCACCTCCCCAACACTGGAAATAGTGGAAGCCCTTGTAGGCTTGGAGCTCGGCGTGATCGCCACAATAGGGCTCAAAGCTACCCTGATGTACCACCCACATCCAGTCGTCTACATCTTCCTCGTCCTCGCCCCCCTGATACTCACTGAAGTCTTCGGGCAAGTCAAAGTAGGTCAGAAAATCAGACACCGATGGGTGGTAGTCGTCCTCCTCATCCTCTTGGTGGTCAAAGTCGGCGATCGCCTCCTTGATGGAGTGAAAACACCCTCGGGTATCAACATAGACCGCAATGAGGTCCTTTTTGTAGAGGTCAAAAAACGCGTCGGATACTTGAGGTGCCATCTTGTCGTATACTGATTTGTTCCTGATTTTAAAGTTTAAAAATCGATTTTATAAAACGCGAAAAACGGAGAAGTCGAAAACGCCTTTATACAGCAATCGCTGTGTTTTTTCGACTTCTCCGTTTTTTGCCTTCTTAAAATCGATTTTTCAAAATTAAAACTGGAGAAATATCAGGATACGACAAGATGGGTGGCGGACAACGACGAACCTTATATTGCCCTTGTGGCTTTGTTTCCAAAGGCTCTCCCAGAGACGTCAATATGCGTTTCAAGATGCACCAGAAGAAATGCGATCGAACGGACACCAACCCAACATCTTTGCCCTTTGATGGACTTACAAACGGACGAAACGGGATGACGCACACCAGAAATGGAAATCTGACACACAATGAAATTGAGGCAGATGTAGCTATGACTGTTTTAGGCCAGAAATTTGGCTATCAGATTCCCCTTGGAAAGGCCTTGGCCCATCTGGTCAAAGAGTAAAGAGGTGGAGTGTAAGTGGTGTTGAGTGGTGTTTAACATTTTACGAGGGCTTAGCCTTCTTAAAATCGATTTTTCAAAATTAAAATCAGAGAAATAACAGGATACGACAAGGATGCTTTTCATTTCGAATATCGTAAGCGACGTTATTAAAAACGCGGTCAAAGTTGGAGAAGCCAACAAGGCATTGTTGGAGCACTTTTCGGTTGAGAAGTTTGACGAATGCCCGTGTTGTATGGAAGAACTTTGCTACGCTCAAGTCGAAGGGCTTTGTGGGCATCGGTTGTGTCTAAAGTGTTATGGTCTTTTGGGGAAGAAGACGTGCCCTCTTTGTCGTGCCGACTACAAGGACATTAACAAGCCTTGGTATAGAGAAATGGTCGATGTTAAAAACGGAATTGGCTCGTTGTCGTTTGCAACATACGAAAAAGACGAAGAAAAATACGGAAATGGTGATGAGATTAACGAATTACACTATGAGTGTTGGAAAGAGACCGTTATTGAAAAGGCGGTTTCAGAGAGGTTGGACGAATTACATCCAAAGCGTATTGCAGACCTTGTCGCTTCGTACGGCGATTACAAAGCAATGTATGAATACACAGACCGTTTTGGACCATTTTACGGCAAACAATCTGAGAAGAGGAATGGTGTTTTATGTTTTACAGAAGAGTTCAGTCGTGCTTTACTTTATTTTTTTATGACTGAAAAAATGTGTGGGCGTCTTTAAAGTGTGGACGTGTCTTTTTTACAGACTTGGACTGTTTATATTTTACGAGGGCTTAGCCTTCTTAAAATCGATTTTTCAAAAATAAAAATGAAAAAAAATCAGGAAGCAAGATGTCCAAACAGTCAGTATGCGGAGGAGGCCAACGACCCACTCTTGGGTGTGCGTGTGGGTTTATTGCCAAAGGGGCTCCACGTGAAGCCAAGAAGCATATGAGGATGCACCGGAAGAAGTGCGAATTAAGCGCAGACATTCGTATCGAAACGTCTAACCCCTTGCAAAATGGGCGGGACGGGATTACTTACGTACGGGTCATTATGTCAACAAGAGAAGACCAAACTGTTATTTCTTCTATAGAAGGAAGTAAGTGCGGTGTGTGTGGTGTTTCAACTCAAGGAAGGAAAATCCGCTCACTCTGGAACAATGCCCTCTGCGAGGAATGCGGAGAAGAAAGCGAAGAAGACGACTAAGATTTTTACAAAAATGTTATTTTACGAGGGCTTAGCCTTCTTAAAATCAAACTTTAATATAGTCCTTCTGCATACCGACCGAGTGCGACATTGCCCCCGCGTCCTCCTTCATTTCTTGCAAGACATCGCCGTATTTACTC